CACGCCCGCGTGGCCTACGGACTATCCTAATGTATCGCCCATTTGTTTATCTGATTGAAATCCGAGATCATCTCAGCCAAACCACGCTGGCGCGATGGCAGTCCAGGTGGGTCGAGGAGGCCATCACATGGGACGGCCAGCAATGGCGCTACCTGGCAGGTCTGGCCGCGTCTGGAGTTGTTTCAGGCCAAACGATTGGTGCGCAGGCCAGCATTGCGCTGCCACTGACCCATGAGACCTTGGCCTTGGCCACACAAATTGCATCTCCGCCCGGCATCGCAGTGATCAGGAAGTATGATCTAGTTGAAGCGACCGACACATCCCAGATGCTAGAAGTTGGGAATTGCATTGGGCAAGTTACACAAATCACTAAAACAGATACCGGGCTAACGTTTGCCCTTGGATCTTCCATTTCTCCAATTGGCGCTAGTTTTGTGCCGAGAACAGTAACTACTGAACTAATCGGGAATGGGATGATCATATGACAAGTATTCCTGGAAGATTCAACCTAAACCCCAACCCAATTAAAAATCGGCTAAAGCAAGGATTTGCCTCTGCCAACACTGGCGGCGGGTCAAACGCCTTGACCTATCCTGGCCGCATTGTGCCTGCGACAATAACAGAAATTGTATCCGGTCGAAATCCTCCGCCTACTACAAATCAGCGAGCATCTGCCAATTCACAGATAGATTTTGACATCGAACCATTGGCCATTGGAGAGCCAATTCCCGTTATTTTTTGTCGACGAGTGAATGGCATCGGCGGCGTCATGGCCCGGCCCAAAGTATCCTTTGCGGCATTTTCCAATGATTCTACAACTTTGACGACAAAATATCATTGTATTCTTTCTGATGGAAAAATAGGGCCAATTGCAGTCAAGTATGTGAGAAGGGGCGGATGTAGGGAAAATTTTCAATTTTCACAAAACTATAACCAGCGCGCAGGTGATTGGCTGCCTGGCAATACGACAACAGTTCAAACTGGCTACGATCTGCCAACATTGCCCACGGCATGTGGTGGCGGAGGGCTTTACACTAGACTCAGTACAATTGAGTTTCGACATACTACAACAGATATTCAAGGTTGGCGACGTGGATACAATGTATTCATCATGAACGGCCTAGAAGTTATTAGAATTCTTGATAATACATACGGATCTAGCAATAATATCGTTGATCTAGTGCTGTGGGCGAGGGAGCAAACCAGGAAAATACCATCATTCTTAAATGATAATCCCAGCCTATTGCTTGCTGCTAAGTTTATACAAGTTAACGGATTATTTTGCAATGGAGAGTTTAACCAATCCGACAGTCTATTAAATTTTCTAGCTAATATCTTGCAGTATTTCCTGCTCCGCTTAACAAAAATAAATGGTAAATTTTCTTTAAGGCCATTGCTGCCCGTTAATCGTGACGGAAGTATTAACACTGATAGTATAAGGCCTGATTTTTGCTTTGACGAAAGAACTATCGTTCCAGGAAGTTATACAGAAACATGGTCGGATGCTTCTACGTCGATTCCGCCAATTTTATCGATGATGTGGAAACAGCAGGCAAGTGAGGATCACTTTCCCCTGGTGCGCAGCACCTTGGTGGGCACAAGAAGCCAGGCAATTGGAAATCTTGAAATTCCGCCAGAGCAACATGATTTAAGCGAATTTTGCACAAGTGAAAATCATATGGCAAAAGTTGGCGCATATCTTTGGAATAAAAGAGTTTTATGTAACAAAACTGCGACAGTCAGACTAGTGCCAGGCTCGCATAGCGGAAGAATTATCGAGGGAGATATTGTGCAAATCAAGCGACAAATCCAATTGTCAAACGGGGATAATTTTTTAGATAACAACGTATGGGAAGTGGTATCTATTAGTGAAGATGAAACCTTAACACTATCGCTATTTCCGGTGGATAGTCGTTGGCGCAGCCTGCTGGCGTTGGCCGTGGCGGCGGCTCCTGTGTCCGGGCAGATTCTGGCACCTCCAGAGCTTCCATCGTGCGACATCCCCGGCGCTGCTGGCGACACGTCCGTGCCCGCGCCGATCTTCCCGACATCCCCCCCGGATCCCTCCGGTGGTGTTCCTGGCCCTGGCTCGCCGCCTGGCCCTGGGCTGCCTGGCGTTCCGCTGCCGCCCACGCCCCCGGGCGATGGTGCGCCGCCGGCTGGTGAGCCCACGGGTCCATCCACCCCTGGCGTGCCGCCTACACCCCCGCAAACGCCACCAAACCCGCCCCCAGGCGTAGATGTATGCGAAGACGGATATTTGTTTATTATGGCAGAAGTGAATGCCGCTGATTTTTCGGGTGGTGGGGCATGGGGTCCTGTCAAATATAATGTACAATCAAAAAGTGGAATACAAATCGAAGGAGTCGTTCTTAATGAGCAAGAATATAATTGGCTATATCGATTGCATTGGCAAGGTTTGGATGGCTTGCCACAGTCTGCTGTAGTTACGGCATCTGAAGATGGAACGGGAGGACCGAATTCTGGCGATAGAATATATCCCGTGTGGATTAGTTATGAAACCTTCACATGCAAGTCTGGGGCGACGCCTCCACCGGTAAAAACCTACATTGTGATGAAAGGTGACACTTTATGGGATATTGCTCAGCGAGTGTATGGCAATGGTGCGCTGTGGCCCACTATTTACAATGCCAATAGGCAAACGATTGGAAACAATCCCGATCTGATACTGCCTGGCATGCCGCTTAAAATACCCTAATGGCAAACTTTCCAGCTTTACAAATTGCAGACATTTCGGTTAGCTATGGCAACCGCAGTGAAGAATTTATTGCATCGCAGGCCGGCGATAATGTTGCAATTGACTACAAATCCGTCCTGCTGGGAACAATTATAGACGTGTCTCTCCATCTTGATAGAACAGGTTTGCATTCTCTGTTTAATCATTACAATACGCAAAAATCATCTTTTATTGGTTTTCAGTTTACATCTGCAACATTGATCGAAGTTGCTGTACCTTCTGGATTTTCGTGGATTTACAGCAGTGAGCCAATTATTGACGATATTGTTAATGAGCTGGCTTATGTTCGTTGTCAATTTAAGTTAGTTCCCCGTGGTGGAACTTTGTACGTGCCTGGGGGAAGTATGCCCATTGGGATGAGATTTTATGCAAGTGGATTTGTTGGCGGTGGAGAATCTAGCGGTTATGTGACATGGCCTATAGGTTTGCGTTTGATTTTTGAGGTGAATGACAATACGCCTGGCGCGGCCGTATTCTTGCTAAAGTATCTGCAAGATTTTAGCGATACAATTGTTCCGACAAGATCTTTTACCTTAAACGGTAGCCCACAAATTATACAAAGCGGGGGATTGAATGATGCAAGTCATGGAAGCTTTAATGGCAGTAGCTGGATTGTTTATGATAACATGCCATCATTGACTGGAGATCTAACTATTGAAACCTATGCTATTCCGGCCAGCATAAGCGACAAAGTGATTTTTTCCGATTCACAAGGCACCAACACACAAGGCTTTAGGCAGTGGTCAGATGGTTCTTTGTCGGTTTATTGGGAAGGCGGTGAAATAAAATCATCCGCAGGATTGATTCAGGTCGGTTTGCTATATCATTATGCGTTTAGCAGGGAAGTGACTGGACCTGGACAATCACTATCGCGATTATTTGTTAATGGCAACTTGGTTGCCAGTGGTTCTAGCATAACAGCGACCATTAGAGTTAACGTAATTGGCACAATGTTCCTGGCCGGAAACGTTAACCAGGGAACACAATACAATGGAAAGTTGAATGAAACAAGGATAAAAAATGCATGTATTTATAAAGCCAACTTTACCCCACCAGCTCCCTTTCCGGGGAGTTAAAATCAGTTTTATTTGGAGGTCTTATGCCTAACTTTGCCGACAACGTACTATTTACAAACATGACAAATAGCTATTTTACGGGAGGTACATTTAAGCTTATGCTGCTGAATGATTTGTACACGCCAAGCGAAGAGCATAAGTTTCGCTCAGATGTTGCAACCTATGAAATCACGGGAACTGGATATACAGCAGGAGGCGCTACTGTAACTTTTGCAATAGGAAATGTAGATGCGACTACTAACACTCTTTATGTGTCATGTGCTGGTGTAAACTTTCCGAATTCTACGATAACAGCTCGTTACGGAAGAGTCTATAAAGTAATCGGCGCGGCCGCGACTGATCAGTTATGTGGATTAGTTGATTTTGGCAGCAATAAAACTACAACTAACACAAACTTCGCAATAGGACCGTTTAGATTTGAATTTTCAAACTTAGGAGTTTAAGATGGCAGTCTTTCCCAACATTAGATCATTCATGCCATCTTATGGGATGGGATCGTTTGCTGTTGAAGCTACAGAGTCAAACGAAGCGTTTAGATATTTGTGGAGTTCACGGATTGTAGGGCAGCCCTTAACGTTGCCATTCAATCCAATCTCTACTGCTGACAAGGATTTGATTGTTAGCCATTATGCGGAGCATTGCTTAGGCAAGGACTTCCAAGTTCCCGCAAATATGTTTTGTTACATTACTGGCGGCAATTTGATATTGCCAGCTAGTAAACTGTTTCGTTATGCCACCCCAATAAACATTCAGCGAATTGGGGTGGGATGGTGGAGCTGTTCTGTTGGTTTGGTGACTATTTAAGTGAATGTTTAGATTTTGCTGTGAAAATTTTCATGTCTATTGTTTGTTCTTTTAACGCAATTTTATGTTTTAATTCTTTGTGCTGTTGCCTCATGTTTTCAAGATCTGGCGCATCTGGCCAATGTTTCGTCCATATTTTAATGTCTAAACTTAATTTTCTTAAATCGCATCTCATAATTGCTAGATCATATGAATCTTTATCTACATAAATATATGGAAAA